GTGAGCAAATGCGGGGTCGTATGGAGCACTGATAGTGACATCGTCTAGTGCACGAGGACCGACAACCTTATAGATGCGGTTGCCCGTGCCGTTGGCGTATTGTCCCGTTTCAGCCGTGTCCACAACCCCGGAGAATGTGGTCCAAATCGTTTCCAGTCCACTAATGGTAACGATAAAGGCACTCTTTGGGATAGGTGTGATGACTGGCATTGGGATTCCTCCTTAGAAATTAGATAAGGTCGGAATCAAGCCAACACGTCAGCAACATAGAAGCCGGAACCAATTTGTCCAGTAGCACCCAGACCGGTGATGTTCACGATGCGCTCGACAGTGATCTCGGCGCGAACCACGCGACGCTCACGGATGTAGTACTCAGGGCGAACGGCAGGGGTGCCGGTCAGCTGGTAGGTGTAAGCGTAAGCAGGGGTAGCAGCAGAAGCGCCACCTGCGGGCATCACGGAGTCGGAAGCACCCAGCGGGCTGTAGAACAGAAGCACGGCGTTCTCAGGGAACACAGGCTCGAGGTGACCAGTGGCGTCAGCCAGTTGGCGACCTTCAGCAACGCGGATACCACGCTCGAGGCCGAAGTAACGAGCAATGACGTCGGTGTCAATGCTGTCGGCGGTGGTGAACTGGATGCGGTCGAGGATAGCCTCGGTGGTGAGCAGACGATCGAAGACGGCGGTGCCAAGCACAGCAGAGTTCGGGCGAATACCGATGTTGTTAGCAACGGCGCGCTTCCAGGTGAGCACGTCGGTGATCGGGTTGCTCTGAGCGTCAGCCCAGTTAGCGGGACCGGTGGCCATGCCGCGAGCAGCAGCGTCAGCCTGATACAGGGTCCAGGTGGCGTAAGCCAAGCCCAGTTCGTTAGCAGTTGCAGGCTCGTAGTTAGCCAGCACGCTCACAGCGTCAGCAACTTGCACTTCGTAGGCATTCATCAGACGAGACATCGCGTTGCGGGTCTCAATAGCGCGGAGGTCCACCTGAGCGGGGCCTTCACCGGCGTTCTCGATGACTTCTTCGGGCAGTTCCCAAGCCACGACCTCCTGGTCGAGTGCATAGGGATCGCTGTCGAAACGGCTTTGAACAGCAGGGATGTTGGTGCCGTAGGCGCGACGGTAGTCGATAACGGCGAAAGCTTCCTTACCGAAGCGCAGGGTGCGGCCGGCGCGGGTGGGGGTGTCCACCACAGGAGCGATAAAGTTTGCAATGTTGGTCTCGGGCAGCATGTAGCCCTGAGCCAAAGTAGTTAGGATTGGATCGACACTTGCGTAAGTGTCCCTTAGATTCATCATGGGAGTTCAATCTCCTTCATTGGAAGGGAAAGAGTGGCTTGGACTTACGCCTTCCAACAGCCAAGCACTCAGTGGATTTTTATCAGTTGAAGCTGACGAGCACCATTGCCACGCCGCCGACAACCACCTGCTGGCGGACGATCGGGGTGGTAGCATCCACGGTGACAGCAGCACCAGCGCTGGAGGAGCGGCCTTGGCCGTCCACAAGCAGGGCATCGTTCTGAGCCTGCAGGTTGGCAGCATCAGCAGCCACGAGAAGCAGACCAGAGGTAGCCACGGTACCAAGACGCAAACGGTCGGTAGCGAAGTTGCAGGGCTCGCAAAGGTTGAAGCGCTGCTGCATCACGCCCCAAACTTCACCGGCGCCAACAGCCAGAGCGGCAGTCGGGGGATCGGTAGCAGCGGGAGCGTTGTTCACGGTCACCAGCAGGAACTGGTCAATTGCCACGTCGCAAGGGACGAAAGCGGTTTCGGCGAAGCGAATGAATTGCTTGCCGTATACAGGGGTAGCCATTTTTTCTATGGATAATGGGTTTTAGGCCCTCTAGGAGGGTTCAACTTTGTCGTAGTTTTGACTAGCTACGCATCAGTTTTACCCAACCTTAGCGAAATTCCAGGAAGCAACGACATCTGTCGAGGCACTGGCATCTCTGACCAGGCGGTGGAAGCAGCCCAATTGGCTGCCATCCTTGGGTGTTATAAGCACGACAATCATCACAACATCTCTTGTCGAGATTTGCAACTCTTCGCGCTTCTTTATAGCCAATGCGACGGTTTTTATCCATCTCACCAAAGCTATAAAAGCCCCAAACTGGCGTAGAAAGGTAGCGACTAGTTCGCTCAGCAACACCTTCCCAAGTTGCGGGGATGGCCTTGCCTATCGTATCCTCCATGTTCCGTGTGGGCATCTGATCAATGATAGTTTGAGTCAAACCATCTTGAGCATTGATAGCCTTGGGAGCATAGCGGGTAGGAGATCCAACTATTTCTCTCTTTTCGGACGCTTCTTCTTGCGAAATACGACCCTCGAGAATAGCGGTCTCGATGTCATTATAAAATCGCCACAGCCATGGCAACGTGCGTGTAGCCTCTGCGAAAGACGTATCTTTCTTCATTGACTCCTCGCCACCACCCAAAAAGATGCCAGCAAGAGCAGACGTAACAGTATCGTCTGCAACTGCACGTTGGAACTCGCCAAAGCGGATTTTATCGTACTCGAGTCGGTAAGTTAACGCCCTAGAGCGCTCAAGCATCTCCTTCTCGAGTGCATCAACGCCTGGGAACTCTTTAGAAAGGTCGAGGGCCCGCTCTTCAAAACGAGCCCTCCGTTTACCTACCTGACCTACATAGGACAGGAGCTGCATATCACTCAGCAGTAAACAACGCCTTCTTCAGAGCTTCAGCATAGTCCAGACCTTCGTCGGCAGCAAGGCGGAGAGCCTTCTCATGCGGATCGAGAGCTTCGAAAGGAACCTCTTCGTCGTTATGAGGAGCGACTTCGGAGAAGGACACCTGAGCAGGCAGGTTAGCGAGAATAGCCATCAGCTTGGTGGCTGCGGTCTCGCCTTCAGCGAACTCGAGAGTACCGTGCTCTAGGCCTTCCATGTAATCAACCAGTTCTTCCTGGTCGATGGTGGCTTCGGTCAGTTGGCCGTGAGCGTAGAGGCTCTCAGCGAACTCTTCGAGTTGCATGCGATGAGCAGCACGCTCAGCAGCTTGCTTCTCTTGAACCAAGCGAGCGTTAGCAGCTTCCAGCTCTTGGAGGCGAGCTTCCATCTCGCTGAAGTTGGTCACCAGGGGCTTATCGACACCAGGCTTGCCAACATACATGACGCGAACTTGGGGCTTCTTGACGGCAGAGCCGCTACCCTTAGGACCGCCGAGGCTGACAGCCTTGCCGCGATCGTCCTCGTCTTGAGGAGCTTGGCCGGTCTTCTTGCGACCTTCTTCCAGTTCCTTGGACTTACCGGTGTTCTTGTAGTCAGCAGCCATTGCACCGCCATCAGAACCAGTCACGCGACGTGCTTCGTCGGTTCCTTGTCCCTCGAGGGCAGTGGTGTCTCCACCGCGATGACGGAAGGTCTTACCTTCTTCGCCGGCTTCACCAGTTTCGCCACGACCGGATTGGTCATTTTGGCGACCCAGATCTTTGGAGGAGGGGCGCTTGTCGAGACCGTCGTCGCCATGGATAAGGGTTTTGGTAGCCTTGACTTTGGTCTTGGACTTGTAGTCCTTGCTGTCGGCACGGCCAGGCTTGGTGTTACCAACGTGACCAGGACGGGAATCCTTAGACTCAGACTTGCCATCGGGCAGATCCTTAAACACTTCCTTGTGCTCAGCGGAATCATCATCCTCTTCGTATTGGATGTCCATCTTACCGGCTTGCTTGACACCAGTGTCCGAGCTGTTCAGGCTATCAGAACCGCGTTTCTTCGTAGAACCACCAGGACCACGGGGGTCGAATGTGGGCTCCTGATACTCGGAGTCGTCCTTTTCGGGCTTTGACGAGCCAGACTTGGGCTGACCTGGGCCTTTGGCAGGAGGGGTGTCCTGACCGGGGATGTCAGTCTCTTCGTCAGGCTTCACCATCTGCTTGTCGTGGGTAGACGAACCAGCGGCAGGGGGCTTGCCAGTCTTGATGAACTCGGATTCGGCGAAAGCAAGACCAGCATGAACGCCAGCGTCGAAGGAAGGAGTCACGTCTTCATCTTCGCTGTACTCCACATCGCCACCAATGAGTTGAGCTTCGCGATAAGCAACAACAGCTTGGATGAAACCTTCACGGTACTCATCAACATCATAGCCAGCGGGAACTTCCACTTCGCTATACTGCATTTTTTGCTCAGGCTTGTACTCACCCTTGAGGGGATCTTCCATTGCCTCGCCTTCTTCGAGGTTCTTCTTCACCTTGCGCATCTTAGCATCGGCTTCACCGTGCTGTGCTTCTTCTTCATACTGCTCTTCTTGCTCGGAGCGGTACTCACCCTTGTTGGGATCTTCCATAGCTTCACCTTGGGAAACTTCTTTCTTGGGCTTGCCACCAGAAACTTCAGGACCAGCGCCTTCAGACTCCTCGACTTCCATCTTAGGCTGGTCGTTGTGCTTGGCAGAACCAACACTTACGACTTTGCCTTGACGCTCAGCAGTTGCGCCTTCAGCGTAACCGTCTTCATCATCGACATCGGCGTCTTCGTTGTCTTGGTCAGCATCGGCCATCAACTCGCCAGCGCGCTTGGTCTTACCGCGCTTCTTGTCGTATTTAGCCTCAGACACGTCCTTAGCGGCCATTTTGCGATCTTTCTTCGCTTTAGACTCCATGCTGTCGACGCTGTCCATTTCGTCCTCAGAGACTTCCTCTTCGGCATCTTCAGCGCCTTGGTCGCCGGATGGCGCCTTTTTCATTTTCTTTTCAGCGAACTCGGCATCGGCAGCCGGTTGCTGGATTTCCGCTTGAGCTTTAAGCTCAGCTTGTTCTTTGTCTGCCTTAGCCATTTCGGTACGGGCCTCTTCAAGTTTTTCCTTCAATTGCTCGAGGGGAGCTTGCTCAGTTTTGAGCGTAGGACCATGCTCGTCATCGAACACAGCTTCGGGAGTCAACTTCATAGCGAAGTCAAACACACCTTCTTCTGCTGACTCCTCAGAGTAAGCAAAACCCTTAAGTCCTTTGACAGCGGGAGGTTGGCCGCCAAGCATAGCAACGTGGCGTAAAGACCACTTACCAGGCTCAGGGTTGATTTTCGACTCCGGAGAGTAGAAAGACGCGGAGACCTTTTTATAAAGACCATCGCGAATGTAGTCACCCATTTGGGGTGAGAACTCAACTTGAGCAACGAGATCGTTTCCTTTGACCTTCATGCCTTTGACCCAGCCCCACGACGGGACTTTGTCAGACATCTCGTGACCAATAAGAATCGGCGCCTCGTGCACGGAGGGATCGTAAGAGTCAGCCACCTGCTTAAGATCGGACTGACTAAAGTCGCGAATCACACCTTGCGCCGATGTTTGCGTACCGGCTCTGAAGATGTTTACATCGACTACCTTTTTCTTAGTCATAAAATGAGCCTCCTGTAATGTTTTACCCTAGAACTTCGTCGATAAGACTGTCGATTTCCTCATCTGATTTTGAGCGTGGAGCGCCCGCAGCAGTTGCATCAACTTTACCAGTCACATCACCAACATTTCCAGGATCTTCACCACCACCGGTCGGAGTAGTATCGGTGGGAGCTTCAATAGAACCCTCTGACTCTGGTGCAGGGCCAAGGATAGAATCGATAAGACCATCCACAGAGCCTGGTTGCTGAGCACCACCAGCTTGAGGTCCGCCCATGCCACCCATTGGGTCGCCTGGAACGTCGACACCAGAGGTTTTCTCTGGTCCCATAGGAATAACCTTGTCATCTTCTTCGAGCTCCACGGAGAAGCGCTCAGTGAGCCACTCCACAGAGGGACGAAGGCCGATGTCTTTGACCAAAATCGAAACGTCCTGCATAGAGAGCTGGACATCCTCGACGGGATCAAAGTCACGATAAAGTTGAGGTGCCTCAACGTTGGTTCCGAAGTTTAGATCAACGATCCAACGAATTATAGAGTCATTGAGAGCGTTTGAAACCAGTTCGCTGAGGTCTTTTGCACGAGCCATACGAACGGTTTGTGCAACTTCCGCGGAAGCACGCGAGCCCGCATCCACCATACCCGCTTCATCTTCGCCGGCGATCAAGATTTGGATTGATCGAGCGAGGGTTTCACGAAGGTTTTGGAATGTCTCAGGACTCCCTCCCGGTGTAACAAACTCCAGCTCAAAGCCCTCAGGTAATACGAGAGCCGTCTCTTGAGATAGGTTACTGAGATGGTCATAGAGAGTATCCACTTCGTTTGCGGTTGCAGACAAAGGAGCCTTAGCAACTGCAGTCGGGTTGGAGAATCGGTCGCTGTAAAGCAACTGAGATTCGAGAGCACGACGCTTAAACTTCACCAAAGGGTAAAGAATGCGGCCGAGACCAGCACCGTAAGGGTCACCGTTATTGTGAGCCCAATAACGAAAAACACAGAACTTACGAGGAGGAAGCTCTTCACCCACCCAAGGCTTTTCTCGGGTAGCCATGCGCATAGTGAAGCCATAATCGGCATCCTCTTCTTCTTGGAAGCGGAAGCGTCTTTGGTCACGGAAGCGGAAATCGAAGGGAACCACGCCAGCTGCTGTGCGTCTCCACATGACCTCGCCGACGGTGTAGCCAACGACGTAAGCTTCGAGAAGTCCACGGTAGATTTCGTCAATTTGAAGGCGCTTTAGTTGGTTTTCAACGAAGTCACGAACAGCGATGTCTCCGGGCTTTTCAGCTGCAGGCTCAAGTTTCCAAGGGCGCGCAGTGATTTCCTGAGACATTTTGATGAGAGCCGCTTGGACAGTCTCATCGAATAGGAGCTTTTGGTAGACATTGAAAGCTTCAACGCCGCCCTTTTGAACCAACAGTTCGTCGTTAGGACGAACCATCATATCCTTAGTGCCGGTGCCGTCCCAACCAGCGTATCCCCACGCAGCAATGTTAGTCTCGTAGGGGTTAGTTACGTAGCGCGCGACCTCACCGGTCGGGATCGCTGGAATCTTAAATCTGCGTGCCATTACATGCTCAGGCTAAGTTCGAGAGGTGGTGCCGGCATCCCTTGCACCTTATAAAGCACTTTAATGGAGTACTGACCATTGTCGCCTTGACTGACGTTTCCAACAACCTCTACGTCGGAAACATCGGGCACCTGAGTCGTGATCGCAAACCAAATGCGGGAGTTAATTGCGTTTGGCTCAAGCGTATCAAAGATCTTAGGATCGAAGCCATAGTCGGCTCGCATAACGCGCTCGCCAGGCCTTGTTTCCAGAACGGAAACGATTTGGTCCTCGATAGCACGGAAGTCCATTTCCGTATCGAGATTACCGCCTCTAAGCCTAAGCGGATAAGCGAGTCCTCTAACTATAGACATTAGACCCTGTACCTCCTACGAATTTCCAGGTTGACAACATTTAGCGTCTGTTTCCAATCTTTCGGCTTGGAATTCGACAGCTTGATTGCCAGCTCTCGTAGCTCATCCAGACGCAACATCGGGATGGCTTCTCTTTCAATGGAGATCGGGGAGGCCGAAGCCTACCTTTCCTCCAAGATAGCCTCGCAAAAGGGACCGAGAGCGATCCCTAATGCAGAAGCTTCCGACTTCAGAGCTGCATGCAGCTTTTCGTCGATGTCTATGGATAGGCGTTTCTTTGCCATTACGTATGCTTATCAGATAGCGAAAGCGGAAGCACGACCGGTGTTCGGATCGATGTTCAGGTTGCCGTAACCGAAACCGCCGTAACCAAGGGAAGCCTCGGTCTGACGGATTTGGCCGATAGCCACGCGAATGAGGTCGATCTCGATACGCTCCAGAGTCGGAACAGGAACCACAAACACCTGCACGTTCACGAGACCATTCTCGAGGTTGGCAGGAGGGTTGTTGCGGTCGTCGACGATAACGTCGAAGGCATCCGAAGCACGCTGGCCGTAGAGGCAACCAGTAGTGAAGAACTGGCTGTACAGGGTGTTGGAAACGCGGGAACGAACCTGGTTGAAGGTCACTGCGCGTCCGTCGATGACATTGAAGATCATGTCATTCAGGGACTTAGCGATGGTTCCATAGATGACGTTCATGATCACGCGAGTGTTCACGAACTTGTACAGAGCCTGCTCGGGATCTTCGGGGTTGATGCGAGTGCGAGCACCCCAGGTGTACACGGTGCTGTCACCGTAGCCAGGCAGAGTGCGGAGAGCGTTGAGACCGCGGGGGTTCGAAACGTCTTGCATTGCCGAAGTGATTTCCACCTGAACGCCGCGTGCACCAGCCAAGCTGTACTTGGTACCGGCAGGAGGCAGACGGAAGCCAGCAATCTCATCGCGATAGCGACGCATTGCCAGACCAGTTTGGAAGCCACTGGGCGGAATGTACACGTTCACGTCGTTGAGGACGTAAGGAGCGTAGTAAGCCAAGAAGCCTTGAGTCGTGCTGTACAGCTGAGATTCAGCGAACAGACGGCTGTGGGAATCCATGCCGGACTCGACAAGGATCACGCGGGGATCGCCACCATTGTTCACACCGCGGAGAGCTTCGCCGATAATGTCAGCGGAAGTGATAGCGCTGAAGTTCCACAGGCCTGCGGGCACTTGAGCGTCAGTATCCACGATCTCGCCGGAGATGTCTCCACCGAAGAGAGTAGTGTGAGTCGCGGTACCGCCTGCACCGATTTGCAGAACGGGCACGAAGTATTGCTGAGTCAGATCAGCATCTGCGAAGTCGCCTTCGGAAACGGGAACACAGAAGAAGTTGTTCTCGCCAGCGAAGTCGGTGATGCAGTTAGCGGTCTCATCTTCGCAGTAAGCGAAGGTGTAGTCTGCATCGGTAGGATAGCGGATTTCCGAGATACGGAAGTCAGTGCTAACGTCATTACCACCGTCTTGAGCAGCAGCACCCAGTTCGTTCATCACGGCGCGAACGGCCATGGTGACGTCCATTTGGTACTTGCGGCCACGCAGCCAACGCACG